TAGGTCGGAATAAGGTTTACCATGCATCATTGGAAGAAAATCAGAATCTGTCAGGCCTTTATATCTGATATATGGTTTCATACCATCATATTGCGATACAGTCTTTGAACTACCATACAAAGAAGTTGTTTCAAAGAGACACAAGTTCATTCCATACTTTACGTTTACAATCTCACGTACTTCATGTGAAGTGCAAATTGCAGCCAACAATTTACCACCAAGGTAATTATAACCGAATGGTTGTGCAGGTACAATAACAAAACCCATCATTGCAGAGTTGTTGAATCGTTTACCCCACTCAGGTTTTTGTGTAAACACTTGGCCAAGCATATCATTACGTGGCTTACAGTTGATTACAGGTGAACCAAGACGGATGAATCCTACGTACTTTCCTGTATTGGTTTCACGCACTGCCAGTTTAACATTGCGGCCAACTGGCGGAATGTTTACATGAGATGAAGTGATGTTCAATAGATTGGTCCAAGTTTCATTATCAATCTCGACAACCTCAAAATTCATATTTTTTGGATTCATTGTGAAGTCTTGAAACAACTCATCTTCAATCGGAAACAAAGGATTGGATGGCAATTCGGCCAAAGAATTCAACTTCTGGTCACGCATATACTCATCAATACGGTCAAAACTACCAAAGTAATCTTCAAACACTTTGGCGCAATGAACTGCATCATTAAATTCTAATTTCATACTTTAAATCCATCAAATGATTTCTTCTGTGTTTTCTCTCTGTTACCAAATGTGTTGAGTGGTTTATCTTGACCAGAATCTGTAATACCGTCTTGACTAGATTGTTCAATATCATATAATCTCATTTTCGACCTATCAATACCTAGAGTGAATCGTTTAAAATGCGTTGGATCATTATAACGATTCTTCAATTGTTTTACCATAATCTGTCCCATTTCTTCTAGTTCTTCGGAAGAAATAAGAGCAAACATCAAGTCTGCTGTAGCGGGCAAACCAAAAGACTCACTTGTGTCTTCGAGTCCGGGATCGGAAGAAGTAAAGCCACCTCTTGTTGTTTGTGTTGCAGAAACAATAGGTACTCCGAACTCAACGGCAAGACCTCGCAATTCTTCTGCGATGGATTTAACATAAGTGTAGGAGTTGATATTAGCTCCGGCCTTGATTCTTGATGAACAACAAATATTAAGATAATCAATAAAAATAATATTGGGTACAAAAGACTTTTTAAGATTGAGCTCATTGAGTAAGGTGCGAAAATGTATGCTGCTCGCAGAGGCTGTAGGATATTCTTTGATAATAAGTTTACCAACAGTCTTTTCACGGAGTTTATTAATCTTTTTATCATACAAATCTTTCGGTAAACTTACAAGGTCATCAATCGTGACATTCAATAAGTTGGCATCAATACGTTCTGCAATCTTTTCTTCACTCATTTCCATAGTGATGTAAAGAACATTCTTGCCTTGCACCATGCAGCCTGCAGCCACATGGCACATGAACAAACTTTTTCCTACGCCAGTTCCGGCAAGAGCGATATTAAGCGTCTTATTAGGTAAGCCACCTTTTGTGATTTTGTTAAAGAACTCTAAGTCAAAAGGGATTCGTTCTTCTTTACGATGGTAGAAATCATATCGTTCATCTGAGTTTTCAAGATAATCGTGGCCAACAGAATTGTCAAAACTTATCGCCAAGGCGTCTGATAATATTTTGGGAATCGAGCCTTTGTCATTTGTTTTGTCCTTGCCATCGAGGATTGAAATAGACCCCAATACAGCGTTATAAATGGCCTTCTCTTGGCAAAACTGTTCGGTCTTGTCAACAAGCCATTGAACCTTGGATTCTTCACCTTTAGTTTTCTCAATCTCTTGTAGATAAGATTCACACTTCTCCACTTCCTCATCTGAGAGATTTCGCCTTTCTTTGACGGCCAGTACAAGTGCTTCAACCGTTGGTGTAGAATTGTAAGTTTCTGTGAATGATGCAATCTCATCATATAATGTTTTGTCGCTTCTGTCTGTAAAATATTCTGATTTTAGAAATGGTAAAACCTTGCGTAAATATTCTTCATTATAAATTAGATTCTTTAGAATCGTCTGTTCCAGTTTCATCAATTACTTCCTGTTCCATGTTAGATGACATTATTTCCACCAATAAGTCACCAATGTAGTTTTTAAAGTCATCATCTTTTTCCAGCTTGGCTGGTGTCTTTACTGGTGATTGTAACACATCGTAAGCAAAAAGTAAATAGACCTGTTCACTTTCTTCCTTAAATTTAACTTTACCATATTTGAATATGGTATCTTTATAAGTACCTTCCAAAAATTTAATGTGTACTGCTGTTTTGTCATCCTTTGGATAGATGTAGCAGTAATCTACTCCCTCAATCATTATACACCATTCATAGTTGCAACATCAAATGTTTCATCAATATTGCTTGTCATAATTTCTCCGGATGCCACACGGTACTTGTTCTCAATGAAATCACGGAAAGATTTCTGTTTCAAAATAGGCATCCAAAAGTCTTTGGTGTCGGTGTCCTTCTCACGGTAATTCTTTTCTTCAATCACACCATCTGAGTCAACACGTTGATACCAACCATTCTTTGGTTTAACCACATGTTTGGACTCAATAGCAAGGTCAAGTAAACCAGACCAAGTGCTAATGCCACCGTCAAAAGATACGCTGACAGGTATTTTAGATTTTTCTTTGACATATCTAGATTTTTCCACGTTAATAATAAAATTGTAACCGGTAACTTCTGTACCATCTTTTTCTTGTTGACGGCCAATAATAAAAATATTATCAGCTGAGTAATATGATCCTGTGCCACCACCAACGATAGCTTTAGGGAACATACCAATTTCCATGTAGGTGTGATTTACAACAACCATTGGAATGTCTTTCAATGATAAGTGAGGTGTCACCATACGGAACAAACTCTTAACTTGTTTGGCTCGGGACATATCAGCAACTGATTTCTCCGCTAAGGCATCTTCAACTTCTTTCTTAGATGCTAAGTTACCAATTGAATCAATGACGATAATCAATTTATCACCACGTTCTAATTGTGTCAACTGTGCCATTATATCGAACTTGAGTTGCTCAATGTCTGTAAGAGGAGTATGAAGTACCCGCTCAGTGTCAATACCAAAACTATCAAAATAAGACTGTGGAGTACCAAACTCCGAATCGTAGAACAATAACGCTGCTTCAGGATATTTGTCCAAGTAAGACTTGGCCATCAACAAACTGAACGCTGTCTTAAAGTGTTTGGATGGACCCGCCCACATTGTAAGACCTGGTGTCAGGCCACCATCTAACTTACCAGAAAGTGCCACGTTAATAATTGGCACTGCTGTTGGAATCATATCTTTAGCATTAAAGAATTTTGATTTAGCTAAGATAGCAGAATCTTTAATACTGCTATTTTTTTTAATTTTGTCTAATATACTCATTGTTTCATCCTTTAAAATTTACCAGCATCACGAACTTCTTTTTCCTTAAAAGAATACGGTTCATCATAATCATACTTAGGTTCCAATTTTTTCACAGGTTCTTCTACTGGTATATGATGTTCTTCATACATAACAGAATTTCGTGTGTTGTGAGTTTCAATTGTTACCTTTTCATGTGTAATTGGCGGTATGGTTTCACCAGTTATATCATCAATCACAATCATATTATCTTTTTTAACTTCTACAGTATCTTCTCTTTTTGCAACCATTGGTTTCAAATTCTCAAAGTGTTTGAATGGTTGTTTCAGGTATGCATAAGGATCAACTGGTTTTTCAACATGTACAACTTCAGGTATTACATCATCAACTTGTTTGGCATCCTTATTCAATTTTTTTGCGGTTTCTTTAGCACGTTCAAAGAAGTCTTCAGCATCTTCTTTTTGTTTGATTGACATGTTATATGCGATTAACAATAGAATTGCTAATGGATCGAATACAACAATAATCAACATGATTACCATTCTTACCGCTTTGTCGATAACATCACCAGTAGTCTCTGAACCATACGCCAAGGCCGCAATGTATTTGATTGGACCGATATCCGCTTCAACCTTTTTAAGCTCTGTAGATAGAGGCGCACGTTCCTCGGAGTATTTGGCAATGAAGCTTTGCGACTGTTGAATTTCTTGTAGTATTCTAGTCCTATCTTTCTGTTGGGAACGGCGTATTGCTTGCGCCGTAGCGGCACCCTTTTCATCTGTTGAGCGACC